AAGCCACATAACGTCTTACACCACTATTAGAAATGTAAGATAACCATTCATATCCATTAGCATTGCAGAACTCCATATAATTGAATTCTTCACCTTTTTCATATGAACCTACGATTTCTGCATCTGTAGATGGTGCATTTCTAATATTAAGTTTATCAACTCCAACTGTGTAAACACGTACTTCAGGAAGTGAAATTAAATCAGAATTTTCTTCTACTACTTCGTTATCATCAACTGGGAAATAGAACCAACCCACAATACCATCAAAATTACGTTCCATATAACGTGCTGGGCCACCTACATATAATGCATCTGCATTACCATCAACATTTTGTTCAATAGTTTTCATAGTATATCCATCACTGTCTTCAATTACAATTCCTGTATGTCCATATGGATGCCCATAGATATATGTAGTATCCATTACAAAGACTGCTCCAGCTCGTGGTTTGCTATCTAAGTTTCCTATTTCATTATATTCAACTTTATATCCTAATGCAGCAGCACTATTTAATAGATCAATAGCATTACCCCATAAGGCTTTACCAAAAAATTTCACTGATGAATAGTTAGGTAAATCTACACATTGTGTTCCATATACTCCATCTTGGTCAACACCTATTCCTAGATTTGCTATTCTTTTTGCTTCATTTGTAATTTCAATTGTTTTAACCATTATTTGTCCTCCGTGTTGTTTATATTATTTGAATTATTGTTTCCTACAGTTTGTCTGTAAATTTGATGCACACCAACTGCACCAACTCCAAGTGTTATCGCTGTTGCATCTTTAAATAGGATAATTCCTATCAGTCCTCCTAACACTCCTAGAAAGTTAGGTATCATTTCATTAGGAAAGAATTTTGACTCTTTCAAGAATTTACCTAACATCCCAAGTAATGTTACTATTAAGAATACTAATGCTGGTTTTAAAAATTCTAATTGTTCCATTTGTTTGTCCTCCTATTTTTTATTGGTAATGTTTTGAATCTGTTAAATAAGATTTCTATCTTACCATTACCACCGATTTCTGCGTAGCTTTTATACAAGCCACTCAATTCTGATAAATCTTCGCTTGTTGTAAATCCACGCTCTATCGCTTCACTAAATTCCGTATGCAATCTATACGACATAATACTTTTATTGGAATCTCTGTTCTGCAGTCCGATTTGAGTTACTTCATCCACTTTATCTTGTGTATTCTTTACTTCCTTACTTACTCTATCAAGTTGCTTTTCTGTTCTATCTTGCGTACTTTTTACTTCCTTACTTAAATTTTCAAATTGCTCTGCTATTTGTTTATTACTGTTGTCAAACCATATCTTAACTAATGGAATAATAGCTACGGTAAAAAGTTGCAATATAAATTGCAAAATATAGTTCGCCATTTAGACTACCTCCAAAAGAAGAACACGCTATTCAGCGTGCTCTGTGCTTTCTGAAGTTTCTTTTGGTGCTTCTGGTACAGCTGTAACAACGACTTCTTTTGGTGCTTCCTCCACTTTTGGTTGCTCACTTACTGGAGCAGTTGAAACAACGACTTCTTTTGGTGCTTCAGTTACAACTTCTTTAGGTGTCGCTACTTCTTCAACTGCCTTAATTTCTGCTTCTTTTCGCTTGAATTCCTCAACTGCTAACCTAACCATTTCACGTAAGTTTCCAAAGTTAGGTACTTGATCTAAAGTTTCAACCTCTGTAATAACCATTCTCATATGAGTTTGTACTAAATAATCATTTTGTTTAAATTTTGCATGTTTTACACTAAATTTCATCTTAATTATCCCCCTCGCTGTGTGATATATTGTTGCTATTTTCTCCGTGATTCTCATGTTCTTCTTCTCCTTCATCGTCTTGTGATAATTGTTCCATAATTGTTTGAACTACTTTTGTTAATGCTTCATCAAGTTGTAATTTAGTGATGTAGCGATTGTTATCGTCTTCTAACTGCTCTTTATTCTCAGTACGTTCAAAAGTAATTTCCTTATATTTAGTTAGTTCAACACTTGGCACCCACTCAACAACACTTGTATGTTCTGCGATAACTTCGTATAGTTTTCCATCAAATTTAAACTTATCTCCTACTGAATAATCCGTGTTAACTTCGTAAGAATCAAAAGCATTGATAATTTTATCTTTATTTGTTGATATTGTCTTAGGATCTAACACGTCTAAAAGTAACGTCATTAGTACTTTATCATTACCTTTATTCACCTTAGCAAATAGTTTAGTTAATGCTTTCTCACGTTCTGCAGTATCTTGTTTGTTTCCTGTTAAAATACCTACTTGTTTATTCAGATTAGCATATTCAGCAACTAGTGCTGGAGTTGCTTCTCCTGTATACATCTGAACTGCAATTTGTTTTCTAATTTCTTCTAAAATTTCTGCATCATTAGCAGTTGCAAATTTACCTGGCAATTCAACGTTACCGTTAAAATAAATTCCTCCTGTATTCATGTTGAAATAAACATTTACGCTTTTATAACCACCAGCGGTTGGGTTAGGTTGTTTAACTGAAATTTCTAAAGCCATATTATTGTTCCTCCTCTTGTTCTTCTACTTTAGCTTCTTTTAATTCTTTAAGCTCTTTCTCTTTAGCTTCTAGCTCATTAGTTAAGTTATTGTAAGCTACTTTATAATGAGCTAATTGCATTGTTTTTTCACTTAATTCTTGTGCAATTAAGTCTATTGGTTGTAATTGATTATCCATTTATTATTTCCTCCTATATCATAAGCCTATATCTTTAAAATCAAACGTATTATATGAATAAGCTCGTGAAGTTTCTTTATTACTATGTAGTAGTTCTATATTCCATAAAATATTAGCCAGTACTCTTCTTAAAGAATATATACTACCACTTTTTGAACCTATATAAATATCTGAACTCGTTGTATTAATGGGTTTAATTTTAGAATTTATCACATCAATAACAAAACCATTGTTTTCTTCTACTCCTCCACTCATACTTACAGTATCTGCTAAAAAATCTAATCTATCTGTTTTAGTAAAAACTCTCATTCCGACAAAACTACTATTATTAGGATTAAACGTATTATCTTTATTCCCACCTAACACAACTGCCGATTCATTATCGACACTATCGTTCACAAAGTTTAAAAACGCTGTTTGTCCATTGAAACGTCTAAATAAAACATTTCCACTTTCTTTAAACTCAATAGAAGCGTTAGATTTTAATATCATAGAATTATTATTTAAATCCCATTTCATATTTCCGTTAGTAGATTGAATATAAGCTCCACTTCCTCTAGTGAAATCAAAACTTACTGTTTGTAGATTTTTAATAAATGCATCTTGTGCCCAAAGCTTATTAATGAAAGCCTTATGAGCAACAAACGCTTGAATCATTGCATCATCTACGAGTAAATTCCCAACTTTTACAGCGTTAGCAGCAATAATTTCTGAAGTGATACTGCCTGCCTTATGGTGTCCAGTTTCCAATGTTTCAGTTTTAATGTGTCGTCCCTCGATTGAACCATCAACGATTAATTCAGCACTTTTCTTTTTGTAAACTTTAATATTTCCTAAGATATAGCTATCGAAATTATTCCACCTTGGTTGAAAAATTATAGGTTCTATAAACTCAATCGTTTTATTAGATTTTAAAGGTACTTTCACAGTAGTTTCTTGTGTTCCACCAAAAAAATCAGTACTTGGAAATTTGTTTTCTAACCACTCGTTAGTTCCGTCTGTATATTTAACATGTATCATTGCTTTCAATTCTCTTGCATCAAAAGCAGTAATATCTGCTGCAAAATAATAATCTCCTGCTAGTTCATTACCACCGTAAATCTTATTTAGAAATACATCACGACCTCCTAAAGTGTGTCGATTTCTAAATTCATTTTTAACTAAATTCTCATTAGCTGGTGAGATTACTAATCTATCTGTAATTGCTTGAATACTTTCTGGACTAACAGATAGCATACTCGCAAGGTTACGTCCATCAAATACTTTATTTGAACCGAAATCAATTTTATCAGCCCCTATTCGAAGTTGTGCGTGCCTTACAGTATCGTTTAACGTACTACTAACTGTATTTAATGTTTCTGTAGTAGTTTGTTTCCATGAGTTTAACTCGTTGATACGTTGTTGTTCGTCTTCGGGTGCTGGTGTCCAGTCAGTTGCAATATTCCCTTTTTCTAATTTAGGTAAACGGATATAAATTTTATCACCATTATTAAAATTAATAGCAGGATTGTTAAATGTGAACATATAATAGTTTGAAAATCTATTCACGAAAGTATATGAATATCGTTTCCAGTCAGTTGTAACAACAAGTTTTGTCTGTCCGTTACTTTCAAAACCAACTGAATTTAAAGTAATATTTCTACTAGCTTTTACATCTATAGACCATGTTAATGTTTCATTTTGAAATTGAGTTTTAACTAAGTCAGTTAAATTGAACCAAAAACCAGTCTTATCGCTTCCACCTGTTTTGGTTAAAATAATAGTATCTCCATCAACTTCTTCATCCCATTTACCACTACCCCAATGTGTCTTAGCTTTTAAATTTTTACTATCAGTAATATAGTTTCTACCACCTAAACTAGTTGGAATACTATTTCTAACATTACTGATTTCTCGACTAAAACTATTAGCTGTTTCTTGGACTTTATTTTCCACAACAGAAGTTGTTGCATAACCTTTCTCGTTAACCCAACTTTCAATGCTACGTCTTGCAGCAGTCAATTGATTAGCTGTGTTATTTTGAACCCAAATTTGCATATTAGCAATTCTTGCTCCGTCTTGATTCTTGTAGGTCTCTAACGCTGATAGTTGGTTGTTGATACCTCTAGCATTTTCATTAAACTTACTACTAAATTCTGTATTTTTAACATAACCTTTATTATCAATAATTCTATTGATTTCAGTTCGTTCCCCGCTTAATTGACTAGCTGTATCACGTTGTACCCATTGTTTTAATGTTTCAGTTCTACTGCCGTCTTGATTTTTATATTGTTCTAATGCTGTTAATTGACGATTAATACCTTGTGCATTTTCGTTGAACTTATTAGAAAATTCTGTGTTTTTAACAAAAGCATTATTGTCCTCTGGGGCTAGTGTCCAGTCAGTTGCAACATTACCTTTTTCAAGTTTAGGTAATCGGATATATATTTTATCTCCATTATTGAAATTAGTTGTAGGGTGGTAAAATACAAATGCATAATAATTGGTAAACTTATTGATAAATGTATGAGATATTCGTTGCCATTGGGTTGAAATATCTACACGTCTCAGTCCATTGGTTTCAAAACCAATAGTATTAAGTGTCATATCCCTACTAGCTTTAACATCAATAGACCATGTTAAAACCTCATTTTGGAATTGAGTTTTAACTAAATCTGTAAGGGCAAACCAAAACCCTGTGTTATCACTACCACCTTTTTTTGTCAAAATGATGGTATCTCCATCAACCATTTCATCCCATTTATTACTACCCCAATGTGGTTTACTTTGCAATTTCTCACTATCAACAATATAGTTTCTACCACCCACACTAGTTGGAATGCTTTCTCTAATATTTCTGATTTCTCTTGAAATACTGTTAGCTGTTTCTTGAACTTTATTTTCCACAACAGAAGTTGTTGCATAACCTTTCTCGTTAACCCAACTTTCAATGCTACGTCTTGCAGCAGTCAATTGATTAGCTGTGTTATTTTGAACCCAAATTTGCATATTAGCAATTCTTGCTCCGTCTTGATTCTTGTAGGTCTCTAACGCTGATAGTTGGTTGTTGATACCTCTAGCATTTTCATTAAACTTACTACTAAATTCTGTATTTTTAACATAACCTTTATTATCAATAATTCTATTGATTTCAGTTCGTTCCCCGCTTAATTGACTAGCTGTATCACGTTGTACCCATTGCTTCAAGCTTTCAGTTCTACTACCATCTTGATTTTTGTATTCTTCAAGTGAACTAACTTTACTTGTTAAGCCATCTACACCTTTTTTGAATTCAGCTTTAATAGCACTCAAGCTATCTTCATTTTTCTTCTTAACTGCTGTAAATTCTCTTGTTATGCTATCTTGCAATTCTGTAACCTTACTTGTAGCACCGTTAACAAGTCCTCTAAGCTCTACAACTGTTTCATTGTTAGAAATATCTTGCACATTATTAACTCTATCAGATAACGCTTGAATTTGTTTTGTTGCCTCTATTCTATTCTTACTTATTTCTAGATTAACTGCTTGAATTTGCTTAGTAGCTTCTACTCTGTTCTTACTTATTTCTAAATTAGTAGTTTGGAATTGCCTGTTGTAGTTCTCTACAGTGGTTGATATTTGTTCTCTAAACTGATTGATTTTTTCGTCAAATGCTTCACTCATTTTTCGATTTTTTTCTTCACTAGATAATAAGGCTTTTTCATATCCACCTTTTACCTTATCTTCAATAAATTTAGATTTCTCTTTAAAGAACCTATCGAAAGCTGCTTCCTGTTCGGCAACCAAAGCATTTATTCTAGCTAGTACTGAATCGTTTTGAACCTGCAGTGATTCTAATTTAGCTGAAGTACTATCTGTGAAGCTACTTCTACTATCGCCTACTTCTATCTCATGATTTTCTTCAAGGATAACATCCCACACTACCTTAACAACCTTAGCATTTTCATTCATTATTCCCAACTCGTTGTAATAAACTTTTAATCTGTCGCATAAATCTATCTGTTCAAGTGCTGGGTTATCAAACACTCCCTCAACTTTTGATAAGTCTTGGTAGTTGATCTTTAAGTTAGTTTTCGGTACACCTACATTATTACTTTTAATGTAACTTTTGGCTTTACTTCTTAACTGCTCTACTGTTTTTAAGTTTTCATCACTTGAAAAATCGACTTTTAAAATTCTTCTGTGAGTAAATTTATTTAAGTGTGTGCTGTCAAGAAGTATTTCTGGCAATGTTATTAATTGCTCCCTGTTATTATCATCAGTATATTTTTTAAATGGAAAAACTGAAGTATAAGTTTCAAGTATCGACTGCTCTTGTTCTAAGTCTAACAAGTTTTTACCATAAGCAATTATGGTTGGGTTATCAATTCCCATGCTTCTATGTAGTGTAATATTTAAGTTATCAAACTCATATTCACCGCCCCAAACATCAAGGATTGAACCTGCTTTACCTCCCAAAGCGTCACGGGCATTCTCAATATTTTCAATTTTCCATGTAGTAGAATTTAATGTACTTATATCAGATTGAACGAAGAACTCCTCACGACTATCTAACAAGTTATCTCGCCACGCTCTTAAAGCACCTACTGCACTAACACTAGTTAATGTTATATCTGGTCTGATAGCATTCATTGTAGTTTTAACTTGTGAGATGTGTTGGCAGTAAATTTTAAATTCATTTTGTGTTTTAGTGATTTTTGAAACTACAAAACGTTGATTTTTAGTTCTGTAACCTGCGTCACTTTTGATAATCATTCCCTCTTTGATTTTATCAACATCTTTACCGTTGACTGGATAATCAAATTCAAGAATGTATATTCCGTTTTTTTCTCTACTAACATAACATTTAGAAGCGTCAGATAAAACTGTCACCCCCAAATGTTCAAAATTAGTTTCTGTTGCTTTATATAAAATAGGATAAGCCATTAAACTAACGCCTCCCATCTTGGGGTTATTTCAACAACAAATGAGTTGTTATCCCATGAGATTCTGTTATCTCCTATTTCAAGTTGTGGAAATGGATATGTGAACACTTTATCGTACTGCGGTTCTTTGTTATCCCAATGAGCGGACTGTGTTTCACAGTCAATAACAATGTGTCCACTAACTCCTTTTAACCTAAATATTTGAGAATTAATATTCAAATTAATATCTCCTGTTCCCCTTAATTTAATAAGTGGGTTGGCTTTTCTACGTTCTGGGTTTCTTAATATTTGACCATTAGAAACTGTTATCTTATATAGTCCTGTTTTTAGATATTTAATAGGGTGTAATTTAAAATTTAGGATACATTTTTTCTTGCTTGTTAATGTTCCCTCAATTTTAAACGTTTCATAAAAGTACGCCTTATAAAGGTATTCATTATCCCAACTTAAGCCAAAATCATACCATTTTGGCTTAATGTTGATAAGATAGTCATTTAGTTTATTGATTATGTTTTGGACGTTAGCTTTTTCATCATAGATTTTAAACGGGAAAGTACGTTCAACTACTTTCAACCGTTTATTATCTTTGATTTTCGCACCATTAACACCGTCTATTTCAACTAAATCTACAGTTTGAGAAGAAGATTCCAGTTCTATTTCATCTACTAATCTTAATCCTAATTCTTTTGTATTTAGTTGGTTGTAAAGGATATATTTAGTTATCATAATCTGTCTTTCTCCTCCTTAATTAAGAATTTTATTTGTTCGTATAGTTTACGAACATCTTCTTCAGAATTTGTACTTAAATTCTCTATATGTAGCAACGCTCCAAAGTTGCTTGTTTTGTTGTTAGTAACGTTGTTACTACTTCCACCTGCTGTCGCAAATGATGGAACAACTCTAAAACTTAACATGTTCTCAGGCACAAAGTTAGGTTTAAACTTATCAATTGCACGTTGATAAACGCTGAACGCTTTATCTAATACTGGCATATTCTTAACCATACCAGTAGCAACCCCACCTGTTAGGTGGCGACCTGTATTTTTCGCTGTAAGTCTTGATGGTGAGTGAATTTGAGCCTTGGCTCTTAATGCTCTATCAACTTCATTTACAATTGCATTAGCTGCAGCAGTAACCGCACCTAAAGCTGAATACATACCTTGCGCAACTCCATTACTTACTTGTGCTCCCACATTATAAGCAACTGGAACAATGCTTTGACCCACGCTTTGAACAGTATTTTTGATACTTTCCATAGCCGAACGAACGTTACCCTCGTTACTTCTTAAGCCGTCAGCAATATTTCTTCCTGCTTCTTCACCTGCTCTACGTCCCTCTTGTGCCATTTGTGAGGCTGTTTGTTGGAGTGTAGATACAAATTGTTGACATGTGCTTTGAATAGATCCTAAAGCACTATTCATAGCTGAAGAAATGGCACCAGCTAATCCGTTCATTGCTCCACTAATACTTGCTACCATACCAGATACTGTCGCTCCAACTGCTGAAATCGAAGTACCTATCTGATTAATCTGACCTGCTACGCTAGTGGCTGTACTTCCTACTTGTGATAATGCACTAGTTAAGCCACTAACTACACCGGTTAATGCTCCGATTGAAGCTGAAGTTGTACCAAAACTTACTGCTAATGATGAAAGAACAACACCAAATGCACTAATTGATACAGTAACAGAACTTACTGCTGTTCCTATGCTAGTTATCTGACTGTTGAAAGCACTAATCGAACCGCTGGCAGTCATAAGTCCAGCTAGTGATGTAGTAATGTTAGTACTGAATAATTGAACGGCTGTTGAAGTTGTTATCAAGATAGGTGGTAAGGCATTTAATGAAGTAGTTAAGCTTGTGATTAATGTAGGTAAGGCAGTAAATGCTCCTTGAACAGAAGTTGCTGCTTGACCTAACATTGATAATCCACTTGCCATTGTTTGCATACCAGCTCCAGCCGTTGTCATTTCTCCAGCGTGAGCAGTAATTGCACCTACTCCAGTTGCTGTTGCTGTTAATGTAGCAACTAAATCTCCTAAACTTAAATCAACAAGAGTTTTAACACCCTCAGCAAATAATCTAAATCCATTACCTGCCTTTTCTGCTGATTCTCCTATACTTTGAATAACATTTGCCACTCCATCAAGTACAGTTCTTATTGAATTACCTATTGAATCGATAACTTCTTTAATTCCATCACAAACAGTTTTAACTGCATTTCCGAATTTCTCAAAGGCTGTTCCAACACCCTCTAATACTGATTTTATTGAGTTACCTACAGATTCAATCACGGAACCTACACCCTCAAGTGCTGACTTAATAGCATTACCAACAGAATCAATAATACTTGCAACACCTTGTAAGGCTGATTGAATAGCAGTTCCAACTGAAGTAATTACAGTCCCAACTCCCTCAAGAGCCAGTCTTACTCCGTTACCAAAACCAGTAAATGCTGAACCTAACCCCTCAAGCACCGACTTAATGGCAGTACCTACAGATTGAATTACAGATCCAATCCCCTCGAATACTGACTTAATAGCAAGTCCAACCGATTGAATAACGCTACCTAATGAAACTAAAACGGCTGTTAAACCAGTACCTAATGCAAGAATAACTTGTGACACGGCACTTCCTAAGGCTTGAAAGACCTTAGCAACTCCATCTCCTTGAGTTCCTAAAAGTGCAAGTCCAGCACATACCATAAGGATAGCGGCACCCAGTGCAAGCCACGTTGGAGGTGGCACCATTGCAATGGCACTTCCTAATCCTTTAAAAGCAATAGCAAGTCCAGTTCCTATCCCTTGTGCAGCAGTTGAAATTCCAGTACCTAATGCAGTTAGAACAGACGGAACACCGCTCAACGCTGTTTTAATACCAGTACCAATTCCTTTTGCACTTGTTGCTATCCCTTTACCTGCTGATTCTAGTAATTTACCAAAACCGCCAAATATTTGAGATAAGGTACTTTTAGAACTTTTAGCTTTCTTTGTTACTTCATCTAGTGATTCAGTAGCATTTTTCTTGAATAATTTAAACGGGTTTAACCCCTTAATTAAATCAAGTCCTTTAGTTGCTAACTTGATAGCTTTTAATGAACCAACGATACCTAACAATGAGTAAGCAATGGCACTAATCACACTAGGTGGAAGTGAAGCTATTAATTTAGCAAACCCGCTAACCACTTTCGCTACTACGTTCACGATTAAACCTAATGCATGTGCAAATGTGCTAATTGCTCCACTATTTGCCAAAGCTGTAACAAGGTTAGTTACTGCCTTTTGAATGTTTTTAAAGGCACTTAAAACGGCACTTATCGCTCCGCTATCATTCAACCCTTTCCACAGTTCCTTAGCAACTGTTACAACATTTTTAATTGAAGTAGCTATTCCATTAACTACTCCATCAATATCAATACTATCTAAGAAACTACCTAACTTTTCAGCAAAGTTCCCAAAGTCTACTTTGTCTAGTGCGTCTGCAATACCTGAAATAGCTTTAATTCCGAACTTATTCACTTTCTCAAACGCTGGTTGAAGTTTGTTAGCTAAACTTTCTTTCGCTCCATCGATGGCTTGATCTATAGTTTTAAACTCAGTCGCCATTTTAGAAAAGCTATCGTTGTTACCTACCTTTTTGATGGCGTTGAAAAAATCTTCTGTTTTGATTTTTCCATCTTGAACTCCCTTAACAAGTTCATCAAGTGACATTCCCATTTCCTTGGCAATTGCCGCCATACCTGCTGGGGTTTGCTCCATCATCAATTTAAAGTCTTGCCACGCTACTTTTGGCTTCGCCGCCATCTGAGTAGCTTGTTGAGATAGTGTCTTCATGGCTTGTTTTGGATTTTCTGCCGCTGCTGCTAATCCACCAAAACCAGTTACTAGCTTATCAGTTTCTTTAATACCTACTGCTGCTAACTGCGAATAGGTCTGTGCCATATCTGACGCACTGTAAATAGTTTTGGTGGCATAATCTTGCATAACGCCCTTAGCTTGTGCGATTTCTTCCTTAGACTTACCAATCATTGACATGTTGCCTTCAAAAGTTTTCCAGGCTTTCGCTGAACTGTTTAATTCAGTTACCATCCCTCGAATACCGTTAGAAATACCACTAATACCTGCACTTATACCAGCGCTTACTAAATTTGCTCCTAACACGCTTTTAAAGACTGAACCTGCCTTAGTTCCAGCACTTTCAAGACCGTTTAAGGCACTTTTTAACCGTCCGATACCAGAGGTGGCGCCTTTCTCGTTCAAGTCAACATCTATTTTAACTTTTCCCTCTGCCATATATTAACCTCCTTTCTTTTAAACTAATCATTGATAGGAAGTTCATATTGACGTTGTAGTTTTCGCATGTGTTCTTTATATTCAGAACTATCATGTTTTGATGGTTTATAACTTCTAATCTTTACAACTTCCATAAATTTAGTATTTTCTGGAAGTCCATTTAATAAGGCGTTAAACTTTCTCCAATGCAATTTACCTTGCATTTCAATTAAATCAATATTATACGCTTGTAAAAAAGAAGCAAAAATATAGTCTGAATCGTATTTCAAACTATATAATTGCTCCTGTTCTTCTTCTATTTCCTTAACTGGCATAGGGTTGCCAGCTAAATCATATTCTACTGAATTAAATTCCTCATTCTTGATATGCTCCTTTATTACTTCATCTAAAAATAAAACTACGTCCTCAATTGAGTATTTCTCAAATGATTCACCTGTTAGCATTAATAAAGCAAAGTGTGGTTTCTGATAATCTTCAAGATCACTAGAATTTAACATATCAAACAACCTAATCACATTATCAAAGCTAAGATTAAGCTTATAAACTTCACTACCAACGATTAATTCATCTTCTAATTTATAAGCTAAATTAAGCATGGTCGATATTTAGATACTTAATCAGCTTATCTGGAGAATAACTACTACCTAATTCTTGAGTTAACCCAAATAGCGTTTGAAATACTGCTAGTAATGTTGGCATACATGATTTGTTATAAAGATTATAAACTTTCTCAAAAGTTTCTTCATCGAATAATTCAACCCATAATTCTTTAGCTAAATCATAGATTAATTTAATATCTTCAGTTGTTCCTTTTAGTTCACCAAGCTTATCTTTAACCTTACCTGCTTTTTCTTCTACGTTTGCTAGTTTTAAAATATTTTCATCACTAGTTACAAACTTTAATTCAAATTCTCCAAAATCAACTGGAATTACATTTTCAAATTTCTTAATTACTACCATGCTTAAATCCTCCTAAATTATGCTACTGCTGTTTGTTTTGGCAATGTTGTCCACTTAATCGTACATTCAAAGTTTTCAAAGTCACTTGCGTCACCGTCTCCAGCTTTAATCTTAGATACGATTGCTACTGCTTCCCACGCTGTCTTACCATCTGAAGACACTACTTTGAACCATACTTTTCTATCATCTCCAACCTTATATCTAAGGTCAGCGATTAGTTTTTGTGCGTCATCTTCTACATCGAAGTTCCCCTCAAATGAGAATCCAGCTTTAACTGATTTTACAGTTTCTTCTGGTGTACCGTCCCCGTCGTACCATGCTACGTCGTCAGTATCTTCATCTGTTTCATCATTTACTGTTTTAATGTATTTAGCTAACAGTTTATACTGTTCTTTTGTTGGTGCTGTTGTAGCGTTCGCCTTATCAAAAGGTGCTACAAAGTGCTTTCTCAATGCGTTTTTTTGTCTAGCCATTTAATAAATCTCCTTCAATTTCAATTTTTGATACTATACGTAAAGTATAGATAAAGTAATCTTGCTCATCACGTCCATTAACTGCAGGCTTTCCAACCTCTAGTCCTAAGAAGCGATAAGTATTGTTTGCACTAGGTAATTGCAAATTAAATTCAGATAGTGCGGTGTGGATAGTCCACAAGATAGAGTTAGCTTTTTGATTATCCATACATTTAATGGCAATTTCAAAAGGTAAACTAATTTCTTGTGTTCCATCCATAAATAATCGCTCTACCTTACCACCTGCAATTAAATTAACCACTAAATCATCTGATTCAATGAAATAATCTAATCTAGCTACAAGTGGCAAATTTAAAGAATTAATATAATCACAAAGTACATCTTGAAAATCAATGTTATTAATCATCTTATTCCTAATCCTTTCTTAGCTACTTCTTCCCAATTTTTCATCTTGCTATTAGAAGCTTTTTCAGTCCATTTGCTACCAGTACCAGGGGTTGTATATTTTCTGAATCTAACGATTCCATTTGTACCATAGAATTGTGCTCTAGCATATACCGTCCCCCAAATGGCGCTACCGTTATCTTCGTGTCCAGTTCCTCTTAAAATTCCTTTACCATCACTTGGCACATAGTTTTCACTGTCAATAACAACTTGATTAGCTACCATTATCCTGGCATTTTTAATATTACCTGGTCCGAATTTCTTCTCCATAGGTGATAAATCATAAGATACTTTTATCGACATCTAAATCACCGTTAACTCATAAGAGAATACTTTATTTCCAAAGTAATTTGTTTCAAAACTAATCACCTTGTATTCTCCATGTTTATCTTTAATGTTAGCTTGTAACCAACTATCATCAACAACAACATTATTAAATTTAGGATAAATAAATAAGGTTCCCGATTTGTTCCTTGTGATATTTGTTAAGTTTTGAGTACTTGTAGACTTATCAAGAGAACTTCTGTCGAATCTCACATTCTTAACCTCAAACGGTTCTTTATAAGTAATCTTCCCCCATTTGTCTTTTTCTCCTGCCAAACTTACTTCTACAGTATCAGTTAAAAATCGTTTATCTATCATAGCAAACACCTCTATAACCGAATCCAACACTTTTAAGTAAGTTCATAGTGTCTAACGCTAAATTATACTTACTAGCTTCAATTTTAGCTGGACTACTTCCGCTACCACCATAATTAACCGTAGTTCTTCCAATACTCAAACTACCTAATGAATGTTTATCTTCAGCAGTAAGTATTCCAGTTTCATTTAAGTATCTTATTTGATTAGCAATAGCAAGCTTCACAGCTTTCTTACGCGGTGGAAAATCATCTTCTAAATTATTATTTTGATAAAAGTAATTTGTGTATAAATCTACAGCCATTTCTGCCTTTAGTTTTAATTCTGAAAATTCTTCAATTTCTGCAAAACCTAATTCTTTATATTCTTCTAAAGTTAAATAACTCATTTTTAACCTCCTAAAAAGAGGCTGAATTACTCAACCTCTTTAGTTTCTTTTTTCTCTTCTACTGGAGTAGATGCTGGAGTTTCTTCTTTAACTTCCTCTTTTACTTCTTCTAGGTTAGTTAAGGCTCCCTCACCTAATGATTTTAAAATTTCTTCAGCACGTTTTTCTGTGATATCCAGTTCTGTGCCTTTCTTCACTAATTCATAAGCGTCTTTATCTGTGAAATCTACGTTTACTAAATATTTAACCATCGTTATTTCCTCCTATTATGCTAATGGTGCAGCGCTTGTTACTTTAATAATTGCTTTTTTGTTATCGTCAAGAACGAATGTTCCACCTTTAGCAGCAGCTTGAAGTTTAACTCCGTCAAAATCTTCAGCTTCTACAGTTCTGGCAGTTTCAATTCCGATGAATGGAATTACAATTCCATCTGGAGAGAAGATTGCAACAACATTATTTTCAAAATATTGTTCAGGCACTACAATTAATTCAATGTTTTTATATTTTAATAAACCGTTAGAATCTAAATTTATATTTGAACCTTTTGATTTGTTAGTTGAAGCCATATCAATAATGGCGTTATAAACTTGCGCTCTGATATAACATTTAATTGGTGCGTTGATTTCAGCGTTAACCACGTAAACATTAACTTGGTTGAATAACTTCTGAATATTAGTTTCATCAAGTTTAGCAAGCTCTTTTGTTTCTCCTGCGTTTGCTGATAAGAATTTTCCAATTCTTTTGTTCATTTCTCTAGTTTGTGCTTCAGAATGTAATCTTAAACGGTCAGCTACTGCTGCGTTTAAATCGTTGTTAACTGTGTAGCGGTCGATTCCCTCATGGATTGCTAGTGAGTAATCATAGTTTACTTCTGCGTCTTGATAAACCACTTCTTTTAATTCACCAAAACGGCTTCCTAATCCTGTTCCCGCTCCGAATACTTTTGTTGAATCAGCATTGTAAGTTCCTACAACTACTGGTGTATTGTTAGTTTTAACCATGAAAGCCTTAGTATTGTGTTGCACTCCGTCTAAAGTTTGAATCGGAGCTAAGGCTCCTGCAAATGCTTTTTGTACACCGAAAATTGTAGATAACACTTTAGTATATTGCGGTGTATATACTCTTACTGGTAAATTATTATTGTTTGTTGTCATATTTTAAAATTCCTTTCTTTATTTCGTATATTGATCTATTACTGCTTGGAACGGGTCAACACCTGCTGTTCCGTTTCCGTTAGGGTTGCCACCAACTGTAATTTGAGGTGTACTTGGTTGTTGTTCTTGTTCGAATAAGAAAGGCTTGCTTTCTTTTAGTGAATTAACCACCTCATCAAGTTTAGGTTTCCCATCTTCTCCTAACTCAACCTTATCTACATCGATAAGTTTCATTAGAACGTCGCTATCGTGTGCCTTAACATCTTTAAGTGCCAAAGCAATAGCATTTGTTTTGTTAATTTGTGCCAACTTGTTATCACTATCAACTTTGAATTGGTTGTATTCCTCTTGTAATTTCTCTAACGCCTGTTTAACCTCTGAATTAGCATCATTACTTTTAGTTAAATCTTCAAGTTTAGTTTTTTGTGATTCAAGTTGTGCTTTTAATGTGTCGTTCTCAGCAGTTAGTTCTAACTTCACTTGTTGCTTTGCTTTCTCTAAACCTGCACCGTACGCTTGCATAATTTTATCAATTGCGTCCTTATCAACTACTCCTGCTTCGATTAACATATCTCGTTTTAAGCTCATAATTTAAGCTCCTTTCGTTTTACGTCCTGTAGACTTAATTTTTAGCACTTTAACACCGTGCAAGGCATAAAAAAATAAGCCTTTTAACGTCATACTTAGGACGAATTTTTGCATAATAAAAACACCTAGTAAAATTTACTAGATGTTTAAAATTTCTTTACTTATAATTTTTTAATACCACACTAAAAGTTCTTCGTCAGGCATTTCCCCGGAATCGAATAGTCTTTTAACATATCCCTTGGCTTTATTTGCATAAATAGGATATCCTAATTCTTGATCCAAAGTAGATTCAACAACTACTTCAACATCTCCTGTCTTCTCATTTATTTCTATCATTCCTGGAGTGTTATTATTTTCTGGGTAATACCAATATCCAGTACTCTTCGAATTAAAAATTTTAACAAACTTTATCATAATTAGGTATCTCCTTTTTTAAACCATTTAACTAACGCTTCTTCATAGTTATATTTTTCTTGTGTTATATTATGAGCCTCAAAATAATTTAATTTTTTATTATTCATTAAATTTAACTCCATAAGTTCGTGTTGTAAAAGAACTATATCATGCTCTTGAATATCCTTACCTTCTCTCAATCTTCTCCATGATTCTGCCATATTGTAATCAGGAGCAAATCTCTGCATTTTTCCGTTTAAATTATGTTCAGTAATAAATACATGATTATATATTTTTTCTATATCAACTTTAGAAAATCCTGTATTTTTAGATATCGCATTTATTTCTAAAACTTTATCTCTTTTTCTTACTGCTTCATAAAATATAGCTGCGTGTTTATCCCGTTTTATTTGATATGGATCATTTTTATCGTTCCAAGCTCCGTATATTGCTCCTTTTACCTCTGTATCTTTATTATACACCTTTTCATCCCCTTTAGTAAGCACTTTTTGAGGATATTTTCCAATTACTGTGGGATTTTTTTCTATAAGACTTTTTCTTCCAGCTTTAAATGTTTTTTCTTTAAGTTTAAGCTTAGTTTGTAGTTCCTTATCTCCTAATTCTTTAGCTAATATTTGCTTATCTTTATTAATTCTAATCTCACGATCAAAAGCTTTTAATCTTGCCTTATCAAGAGCGTTTTGTTTAGCTTCTTCTTCTGTTAAGTGTTGTAAATATTCTGGTAGTTCTGGCTTATAATTTACACCAATCACAAAAGGTGTCAGATAGTGTCCACAGTTGATTCCTAAGCAACCTCCAGGACTTCCATATCCATAATCTGGTAAACTCAGCACCCTCTCACCATTAATTGTCCTTGCAACTCCTTTAGTTACTATTTGATGTTGAAGAGGTGCACACAATTCTCTTGCGCTAGACTTAGCGCTGTAATAATAAGTATCTATTCCTAAATCATCTGCTGGCCTTTCTCTCATTTCTCTATAAGTTCGAAAAGTTGTAGTTCTGATTACCGTTTTGGCATATCGCTCAACTGTCCATATTCTTCCTCCTCTATCTCTAAAGGCTGTAAATCCCCGCTCATACATTTTCAAGACCGCTTCTGATAATGATTTTTCATGAGACTTAGTTCCAGAGACTACTCCAGCTACTGCACTTTCTAATGTCTGCTTGTAATTCTTTTGTAAGGCTTTTGGCATTGTAGTATTAATTAAATTATTAACTTCAAACATTGTTTGCTTAGCTAATGAATTAAGACTATCTTGAACTAAAGGATTAGGAGTTGCATCTGATTTTAGAGCCTGCGCCAATTGTTGATGGCTATCTTGATAGATTTTAAAGCCTTCATTAGCTATTACATCTCTAAACACATCTTCAGCAACTCCACTATATTTAGAAATCAACTTAACATTTTCTTCCGTGATTAAATGCATATCGTTTAACTTTTCTAACTGCCAAACATATGGATTTTCAATTAAATCAACCGTTCCACGTTGTTTTAGTCTTCGAACTATGTTCTTCATCATTTCCATGGATAATTCATGGAATAAACCTTCTACTTCTTTTGACTTTATCCAGTAATTACCATCGTTATTCTTTATCTCCATAGATTACCTCATCAGTTTCATCTAGGTTCGGTTGTACTTCTTCGTTGATTTCATTTAACATCTTACTTGCTTCTTCATCAGTCACCCCTAACACTTTAGAAATGGCATACTGCTTACTAACAATTCCACTTGCTAACGCCTTAACCCAATAATCAAGTTCTGCATTTCTATCTGTAAATACTCCATCATCTAGATTAACTGAAATATCTTCTAGCTTAGGTATTTCACCGTTGTAAATTCCGTGTGCCTTGCCTAATTCACAAATAGATACTACAAGCTCTTTAATTGAATGTTCTACTAGTGACACAATGCTGTTTCTTAATTGGAATGTATCTGAATTTTCACTAACAACTTCTGTTGCTGTCTTCATCGTTTTACCATCAAAACTAAACATTCCACCACTAACTCCAACTTGCATTTCAAACATAGCTAATCCTTTGTTAATGGCTTTAATGTAATCATCAGCTCTAATAGGTGTAGTTAAATCAACGATTTTATTATCATCAATTCCACCACCTATTTGAACAAAAACATTTTGATCAGTTTCAAATCTTCGTTTAGTTACGAACTTATTATCTTTTCCAGCCTGAAATGTCATATTTGTTAAACCATCTGGAACAGCTACTCTTCTTTGTCCCATCTTTATTTCCCACATGAATTCATCATATGTTCTATTAATGAAATCAATTGTTGTTTTAGCATTGTCAAATATTGATAACCCTAGAGGACTGTTAATATCTTTATTGTTCATTCCTGGTGTTTTTAAGTAAGTAAATAACGGTCTACTTAATCCTTTAATCACAATGTTTTCTTCAAGATTCTCATATAATTCACTTAACAACGTTTGACTACCTATTGTTTCTGAATTAGTAGATTTATACAACTCATTAGTTATCGTTAAGTCTTCACTATTCCATTCGTGGAACTCAATTAAGGTGTAGTATGTATTAGTTTTACCTTGACTTTTAACTGATTTAGTAATGATTGCTGCACTACTTACATCTTGCATATTGCTCTGAAGCGGTAAAAATACTGGTGCTTGAATGAATGCTATCTTAATAGTTTTACCATCAAAATAAGGCCTCATTGCCATTCCACCTAGCGCTAAACAACTCTCAAGATATCGTTCAAAATTCTTGTTAAATCTGTCATTTAAAAGAATATCGTTAACAAATTGATTAATTGATTCGTTATCAACTGTGATCTCTGCTTGTTCATTATAAACTAATCCAGCTATCTTCTTGCAAGCTGTTCTTGCTAACGGTAAGTGATTAAACTTCCTTGTACGCTGTTCTCCGTCCGTGTTAAGGTAGGTAACATCGCTAAACTTACTCTGGAAGTATGTTAAATTGTTCTTTATACGGTTGTATTCTTCAGAAGATACAACTATCTTCGGATGGTCTAATATGCTTGTTAAACTACCTTGCATGGTGTACTTGCTCCTTTTAAATAAATTCTTAATAATCTGTATAAGCCCCATTCTTGTTACTCCTATACTTTTAATCCTAATAATTTTGCATTATCCAAAACAAAATACTTAAATTCGTCAACCGTGTGATCATCTTCTTTAATTACTTTCGGCTCAGGTGTCTTAATTGTTTTCTCATCGTACCTGTACATTTTGTGTTCTTCAATAAAAATCTTGTTGTTTTCGTTATCTAAATAAAAAAATCTTCCTTGTGCTAATAAACTTACAACCATATCTATCATGGTTTGGTTTTTTCTTTTCGCAACAGGATTCCATCTAACCCCAAAATCTTTAAAGTACTGATTCCTTAACGCTCCCTCAGCACTATCTATTGTTAATCTAATAGTTGGCACATTGTAGAGATCTTGCACACTAGAAATAAAATCATTAATCATAATAGTTAAATCACTAGGCGCAGCTTTAACAGCTCTTCCTGCAGGAGAATAATAAAACGTGTCTAATAGAATAACATTCCCTTTAGCAGTAATGCCATAAGCACCGCAAGCTGTCGCACTCTGTTGGTGTCCTGTATCTAGTGCATACGATATTCCCATAATTTTATCATTGCTAGGTAATTCCTGTAATGGATGAAAGCAAGCCATATTATAAATGTTATTACCTAATCCAACTGGCTCTCCTAAATAAATGTATCTATAATAATCAAAGTCATTTTCTTTAATTCTGTTAATATCAGCTAACATTTGTTCAGTAACAAAACCTAATTCATCATTTAAATAACTAGATTCATGAACTAAATAATTCTCATTAGTTTTCATGTCTTCACTCCATTCATTAATCCAGTTGTAAGGATTTCTAGGCGGATTGTAACTCCAGTAGAATTTTACAAAAGGTACTCCATTATGTTTTTGCCTCATGAAAGTAATGTTGGTTTGGTCAAATTCTTCTTGACTATCAAATTCTGCTGCTTCTTCATACCAAACTGAAATAATATTGCTAATATCATTTGATTTTAATTTTTGGAAGTCGTCTGCACCATAGAAATAAAAGCTAGATCCTGTTAAAGTATGAGTTATTTTGAAAGGAGATACAGTACTTTTAAATGAATCTGTTAAGCCATACATATTAATCGCCCAGTTAATCTTATTAAAAACACTATCACGAATTGTGTTAGCAACCTTTCTGATTACAACTATATTAGCTTTCTCCCCTTTTGCTATCATCATTGCCATATCTCTAACTAATTTAAGTACTATAACGGAAGATTTAAAGCTATTCCTACCACCTTTTAACACATTGTAAGGTACTTTAGAAAGCCACACATCTTTAAAATGTGGATTCACATTCTTTTGAACATCAAATCTAGCCATCTTCCCACCTGTCAACAATTATGATGCTTTCAGAAACGGTTGCGCTTTTCTCTTCTCTTGCTTGATGAATCTTATTTAAGATATCTGCAGCTTTAATTCTGTCTTTTGCACTAACATCAATATAGGTTGCTTCCTGGAAGCCTTGACCCCGTCCTATTAACGTTTGTTCTCGTTGTTCCCCTCTCATTACGGAGGTTAAATACTCAATTACTTCTTGATGTGTTGCTGTCTTCTTAGATTCAATCTCTTTCATCCGTTCATCGATGTAAGATTTTATTCCTACATTTTCCAACAATTTGTGACTTTGTGATTTTGCATAATTTATACTATATCCTACTTTAATTGCTGATTGCATCGCATTTCCGCTTAAGATGTACTCATCAGCAAATTCTTTTTGTTTAGTTGTTAATTTCGCCAATTTTCCACCTCCATTTCAGGCAAAATAAAAAGACAGCTTTTACACTGTCTCGGAAGTTTTTTATGATAGTGATTTTAGGTAGAGATTAAATACTATGAAAAAAAATAAAAAGTTTACGGTACACATCTACTTATAAAAAATCTAACTAATAACAATCTCTTGGAGTCCTCTACCTAAAATCTTATATTACTATTATAGCACTTACCTACTTACTTTTGTTTATCTCCTTTTACTTTGTTTTATCTTTTTTTACTTTTTGAAATATCCTATCAATTTTAACTGCTTTTAACGCTTCGGAATGTTTTCTGTTCCTCGTATTAGCCTCAATTTTTAATAAGTGATCAATTTCTAACCAATCTTTGCAATCAAAGTATCGATATTGTAATAATAATCTATATTGTAAATCTTCAACATTTTTAATACAGTCAAATATTTCTCTTTCTGTCTTAACAAGCTCTACAGTATTATCAATAATTTCACGTTCTAAATTATCGATTTCATAAATTAAATTATCCCAACTATATTTGTTACCACCTTTTACTTGCTCTTTTGCATAATCAATAGGTTTAATATTATGTTTTAACATAGCTCGTCTATCTTTAATCTTTTCTTCGTTAGAAGCTATTAATCGTTTAATGTACCATAATTTTGATAAAAATTTCTTTTTCTGATTTGTTTGTCTTTCTTGTCTATTTAATACCATTACTTCCTCCTGTTAATATATCTCTTTGTCGTAACTACCATAATCACTATTACAAAAATTAGTGAAATACTAAAAAATATACCTATGATGCAAAGTAGGATGTCGATTATAAACATTGATTTTAATTCCATGTCTTACCTCCCCATCATTCCTTTTAAAAACACTATATCCGGAGTATTAATATTTCTGAATATTAAAATCCCTATTCCAATGATAATTAATGTTATTACTGCTATTCCCATCGATTTTAGATTTTTTCTTGAAATTATTTCCTCTTGCCCAAAAATAACCCCTAACATAAAACCTATCATTACAATAAAAAATAATATTTCTAATATCGTATTACAAGTATCATATATAACATACTGTTTTTTTAACCCCTCATATATTTCTGGTGCTTTATCTATACTTAAATTTAATTTTTCAACAATGTTTTTCATTAATTCATCCATACTCTTTTACCTCTTACTTAATTCTATTCTTGCTTTTAAACAGATTCACTTCTTTCTCGATGCTTTTAAGAAGCACGGTTTCTTCTTCAATATCTGTTTCATTTTTCACATCGGATCTCTTAAGATGTTCTTGTAATGCATGTTTTATAATTTGAGCATCTTTATATTTTAACGTTAAATATATTCTGTTAGTCATTGCTATTCCTCCAATAAATCCTTATTTTCGTAAATATTACCAATTACTTCTGTTTTTGATAATGTTTCTCTAAGTTCATCCTCTGTTTCTTCTGCAAACCAATATTTATCATCTTCATCAACTGCACAAAAACCATAAACATTATTAAATTTTATAGTAAAAACATCTTCAAACTCTGTTTTTAAAATATCTCCATGTTCAATTTCTTTTCCATTTTTATCTATAAAACCAGTGCCGTAAATAAATTCAACTTCATCAAAATCAAAATCACAGTAATGATATATAGACGCTTCTTCATCGTAAATTTCAACTACTTTAGTATCAAATCTAATTGACTCTACTTCTATCACTTTATTCAAACGCTTAATATACACTTTAGGTTGCTTCATTAGTTTTTACCTCTTATATGTACATTAGCTGTTACAAAAGTTTCAAATTCAATTTTTCCACTTTCATCACGTTTATATTGTTTACCATCTTTGATATATTTAATATCAATAACGTATTCATCTTCATTTAATTTATTTTTAATAAAATTATTAATTTTATCAGCTAACAATTCAGATGTGCTTTTAAATGTTATTACTCTATTAATCATTATTTACCTCTTTCTAATTTTTTATCTAGATATTCTTTAATGTGTTTGATACTTTCATAGAAATTCTCAATTTCTGAATCCCCTCTGAAAATCAATTCAACACTTTTTGGCAGGTTTATTCTTTCTTTTTCAAAATACCCATCCACATTACATTCCCAATTTGTTGCTCCTAAGTTTTTAAACTCAACTTTTAGAAAACCACCGCGACTGGCATCCCCTCCTTGATATCCATTTGTGTCTACTGTAATTTCTAATATACTTGCATTAATAAACTCTTGTGTACTTTTACCTAACGCCGTTACCCATAAATCTCCTTCAACTGTTTAAATTCTTGTAATTCTCTAATTCTTTCTTTTTGTTGCTGAATTGTCTGATATTGCCTTATATTTTCAGTTGACAATTTTTCAATATTTTCACTTGAAACATATACTCCTAATATCAAACCTGCTGTAAACATTGTCAACAACATTGATAATGTGATTAATATTTTCTCTATGTTATCCCATATTTCTTTCAGCATTCCTTATCCTCCAATTCCGTTCAATTCTGCTATTTTTTTAGTTTGTTCTGCTTGTTCATCATAAAGTTTCAAAAGTTTTTGTTCTAATTTATGATTTTCTGTTATTAATTCTTTGTTTTCTTTTTCCATTTTGTACATTCTGTGTGTATAAAGAATTGTCATCAGTGCACACCCCAACAGAATACCAATAATTAATATCGGAATAAAAGCTAATACATCTTCATCTTTCATTTTTATCCTCCTATTTCTTTCGGTGTACATCCCAACGCTTTAGCTAGTTTTCGCAAAGTTTTAAATCTAGGATTTTTAAATTCTCCTGTCCTGATTAATCTAATAGTGTTGAAATGTACTCCAGATTTTTCATACAGTTCTTGATCTGTTATTTTTTGATTATCCATTATTGTCTGAAGTTTATTCATTTCTACTTACCTTCTTTAACTTTTCTAATTCTAGCTTTCAAGCTTTGTAATATTTCCTCTTGAACATCCGCTTTACTGTCTAATGCTCGCATTACATCTTCATCTCTCGTATCTTGTGTGACTAAGTGATGAATAATTACCTTTTCCTTTTGGCCTTGTCTGTGCAGTCGTTTGTTAGCTTGTTGGTAATGTTCTAAATTCCATGTCAAACCGAACCAACAAACATGATTTCCACCTTCTTGCAAATTAAGGCCATAAGCAGCACTTGCTGGATGTGTCAATAGAATATCTATTTTTCTATCGTTCCAATCATCTTCGTCTTGTGTAGTTTTTAATTCTCTAACTACTAAATTACTTTTTTCTAAAGCTTTCTTAATTCTTTCTTTGTCATGTTGAAAATTGTAAAATACTAAAAGACTTCGCCCTTGTAAACTTTCTACTAACTCAAGAAATGAATCTATTTTTGCGTTATGCACCTCTGTATAAATTCCTGAATTATCATACACCGCACCATTACTTATTTGTAATAGTTTATTTGATAATGCGGCTGCATTTACTGCTGTTATATCCTCTTCTGCCTCTTCTAGCTCCAGGACAAAATCACGCTCCATCTTGTCATAGTCTTTTCTAGCTTTATCACTTAACACTACAGGAATTTCATTGTAAGATAAATCGGGAAGTTCTAAATAGTCCTCAGATTTCATACTTATGCAAATATCAGATATTTTATTTATGATGTGATCATAAACTCCTTCTTTTACTTTGTAATCAAAAATTTGACTCCTATTCCTCTTATTCGGATCCATATATCTATTTCTAAAATGCGTGATATATTTCTCTAATCTCTCTCCTTGGTCTAATAAATATATTTGGGCCCACAAGTCCTCCACACCATTTGGACTAGGAGTTCCTGTTAACTCAATCAACCTATTAATCTTAGGAAGTACCATTTTCAAAGCTTTAAATCTCTTACTTTGACTATTTTTAAAACTACTACTTTCATCAATTACAACCGTATCAAAATACCAATCATTTCTAAGATAATCAACTAACCAGGGAATGTTTTCTCGATTGATAATATATAAATCTGCATTTACACTTAAAGCTTTAATTCGCTTTTGCTGACTTCCTAATACTAGACTTACTCTAAAATCTTTTGTGTGATTCCATTTATCTTTTTCCTTCGACCATGTTCCCTCGGCCACTTTTTTCGGTGCAATAATCAACACTTTGTTAACTTGAAATCTATTGTATTTTAATTCCTTAATTGCTGTTAATGTTGACACTGTCTTTCCCAAACCCATGTCAAGAAATAGTCCACACTTAGGTACATTGATTACATGATTAATTGCTGTTAATTGATATTTGTGTGGAATAAACTCTCTCACGTTATCAACCCCTCTACTAACTTATCTACTTCTTCTTTATTTTTTACTTTATAAACTTTTTGGCCTAATTTATTAAAATCTCTCTCCACTAATTTTTGCCTTGCTGAATATCGGCCACCAACAGGCCTTTTTAATTCTACAAAAGCAACTGGTTTATTTTTTAAAATAATAATCCTATCTGGCACACCTGAATATCCAGGAGACTCAAATTTTAAACATAGGCCCTTTTTATCTTTAATTTTTTTTACTAAATATTTTTCAATTTGCTTTTCTGTTATTTTCACTTTTCAAAATCATCTCTCAATTTTAAAATTTTTAATTTGTAACTTGTAACTTTATTTTCCCTATATAGTATATAAAACATAGATATTATAGATATTATAGATTTATATAATCCTATATTTTCTATAATTCCTTTATTTTTATATTATATATAGGTTTTAAAGTTACAAATTAATATATAAAATACTTATTAGAGTTATTATATCAACGTTTATAAGGTGTAACTTTAGGTGTAACTTTCTACTTTTAAAGTTACACTAGGTTGGTTAATCCATTGATATAATAAGGTTTTATATTTTTCCAAAGTTACACCAAAGTTACAATTTGATTTTTGATTTGTAACTTTCTTTTCCCAAAGTTACATTTAAAGTTACACTCTTTTAAATCCTTTTTGCGGGCCGTAATTTCCAAAACGTGTTGCTTTTTCATCCTTAACCCACCCAACAATATTACTAATTATTTGATTTATCTCTTTTGCATCAGTTCTCTTCATAAATCGTAAATCACCTTTTAAGCATTCCTCATATACTTCAACAGCACATACTTTTTGCCTAAATACCATTTTAGCTCCTTTATCAAAATCGCCTGCTAAAATGTTTTTCCTTGTACCAGCATCAAGAGAATACCAGTTTTCGGTAATAGGTTTATCAAGGTAATCACGAATCAAACCTTCTTTTGCGTTTGATTCTTTATGGTGTTCACGTGCAATATTGGCCAACTCTTCGGCCTCCTTGCTAAGTTGCAAGCTTTCACCCATTAGAAATAATGCGTAAGCCTCGGCCCACACCTGGTCAACCTCTTTTGGTAAATCATCCCAAACGCTTTTTTTAATCTCACCTACACAAATATCAATTGGCCAAAAACGTCTATTTCCAGTTGGATCTTTTAAAAATTCATCATCATTTGAAGTCCCATAGAAAACACATCTTCTAGGATATTTGCTTGTACGTCTTCCGTAAGCTTCCCTATATATATCTTCTCTTTTACTCAAGAATTGCTTGATTGCATTCGTATCATGCCTATTCATTGCGGTAAGTTCTCCTACCTCTACAATCCAGCTCCCCTGGATAAGTTCAGAAGCTTCTTTACCTTCAAAAGTTTGTAAGCTATCGTTAAACCATTCTTTTCCTAATATTGAGAAGAAAGTACTCTTACCAACTCCTTGTGGCCCAGCTAAAATTGTCATTACATCAAATTTAACTCCACCAATTATGGCCCTGGCCACCGCAGCTACTAAACTTTTTCGAATTGCCTCTCTAGAAAATACATTATCAGCTGCACCAAAATAATCAATAAGTAGATTATCTATCCTAGGTACTCCGTCCCACTGTAATGATGTTAGATATCTTTCAACATAATTTATCCTATTTCCATCACTTACTATTAATAGGGCCTTGTCTTGCTTATCCTGGCCCGTTATTTTATAAACTGTTTCTAAGTACCTAGAAAAAGAAGCGTCATCCACCTCAGACCAATCTCTGTGATCTTTATTTGGATCATAATGTTTATCCCAAGGAAGTTGGCCAAAGACTAATCCTCGATTACTAAAAATATCAATCGCAATTTTATCTTTTAAGTTTGGATCATTTTCCAGAATCAAAACTATATTATTAATAGTCTTTTGAATTTTACCTTCTTCACTTCTTTCAAGTTGAGAAAGCCAGTTTAATTCATCTTCAGCTTGATTATTTTCTTCATCGTTACTTACGATTTTAAAAACATCCTTAGCGTTGGCCACCATTTCACTATTCATCAAAGCTGCTACATTAGCATCTTCAAGAGCTAGTTTTTTCATAGCTGAGTAAGATGGATATTTGCTCACAGGAGTTCCGTCTTTCACATTCTCATCAAGATTACTAAATTTGTGTATTCTTATTAGGTCAAAAGCATTAACAAGTTGGCCACAACATGGATCAGTTGCGTGGTGTGAATATAAGAATTTATTATCATAAAGCACCGCTCCACCAGAAGTACTACCACCTGTAAATGTGTATCTATCAGGAGTGGCCGTTGCTTCGTATAAAGCAGGGATAAAAGTTTGGATGGCCGTTGTAATATCATAAACTTTACAAAAAGAACCTACTAATCCATTTTTAGTTAATGGATCTTGTTGTCTGGCCAAAAGTTGTTTTTGTTTAGTGTCTTGACCAGGGACATGAGGCCACGTTGAAATGTCCGTCCAATCTGCATACATATTAAGCACACCAACACGGCTACAAAATTGGCCCGGATAAAACTGGAATATGTACTCGCTATCAACCGAACATGATGGATAGTACATAAAACGGTTAACTTCAAAAGTAGTTGGATCACAATTTTCAATCCCTAACAAGCTACCTAATTTTCTAGCAATAGGTTCATATTCATCTGGAGTACAACTTTCATCAAGAGGAATAAGCACCCTAAGTCTAGGTGTATAATTACTGTGTTTTCTCGTAGAATAAACAACAGAAGTACATCCAAGCGAACCTACTCTTTTCAAAATATCGTCCGTCATATTTGGTTGTATGTTATCTAAGTCTAAACAGACAACATCACGACTGATTATGTTCGTTGCTTTTCTTCGGCCATCTAAAAGCTTAGCACCTGTGAAGCCCCCAACATCTTTTAAATTATCTTGATCTGATTTTTTCATCTTGAGAAATTCATCATATTTCTCTTGAGTTCTAACTGGGGATTTTAAAGTTTCAACAAAGTCAAGCCAACTAATATCTGTATTTTGCCAAATAGTTGCTTTTCTGTGATTTGCTTTAGCAATTCCTAATAATCTATTTGCTTGCACTTTTTAACCTCCTTCCTAATCTTTCATATAATATTTAGTTTCAAATCCAGCACCTTTTAGCACTAATCCAGGAGCCCAAGGAATAGGCTCTGCTAAAATATTATTTACATCTTCTAGTTTTTCATCATCATAAGCATCTATCACCACTTCATCGTGAATGTGCATTACAACGTCATAATTTTTTTCGTACAATCTTAATAATGTTTCCGCTAGGCAATCTCTTGCTATTGCTTGAACAATATTCTCGACTAACTTTCCACCATAAGTTGAGTTAACTTCCCATTTTTTAGTAGTTTGGTTAACACCATAATAATGAAGTGCATCTTTTTCAAATTGGTTTAATTTTAGAAAAGGCTTAGGATAATAAAGTGAACGGCCACTAGGTAATTTAATTGATATAAAATCAAGTCCATACATCATATCCCATTCACGTTGAATCTCAAGACCTCTTACATATTGAGTTCCATTGCCATTCATAGCTTGAATTACAGCATCTCCGACTGCATACCATAAGCGGACAATGTTCTTATTAGCTTCTCTCCAACGAACCTTAATATCAGTAAGTTCTTCACTAGTAAGGCCCATTCTATCAGCCCCCATTGCTATTAAAGCTGATTCACCACCTTGATATCCTAATGCTAATGTTGCTACTTTACCCCGTTGCCTTAAGCTATACTCAGGATTACCTTTTGAGATTTTATCAATCGGTACATTAAACATCTGACTGGCTGTTGCCTCGTAGATTTTACCGTGTGTTGCGAATACTTCATTGACCCACTCTTCACCAGCTAACCAAGCAATTACTCTTGCTTCAATAGCACTAAAATCACTTATTATAAATTTATCCTTACTAGCAATAAATGCTGTTCTTACTAGTTGGCTTAGTGTGTCAGGCACATTACCATATAGAAGTTTTAAAGCTTCATAATTACCAGCTTTTGCAAAATTTCTAGCTGTGTCTAGCGTATCGATGTAGTTTCTAGGTAAGTTTTGAACTTGCACAAGTCGACCAGCCCAACGACCAGTCCTATTGGCCCCGTAAAACTGTAACAGCCCTCGAACTCTATCATCTTTGCACATCGCATTTTCCATTGCTGAATATTTACTAACACTAGTTTTTCCTAATTGTTGCCTTATCTCTAAAACTCTTTTAACTTTTAATGGCAGGTTATCTCTTGATAATAAATCAGAAATAACATCTTTTGTTAATCCATTAAGTTCTTCTCCTAATTGACTTTCAACCCAAGTTTTAAGTTGACTAACACTATTTGGATTTTCAAGTTCAGTAATTTTAAAAGCTTCCTCTGTTAAATTATTAGTACTTTCAGAATCAATAGAAAGCACACCATTTACAAGAGCTCTATCCACCATTACTCCATTAGCATTCATCAGAATATCCATTTCCCAAAGTTTTTGTTCTTTTGATGGAACTTCAAAAGCCTTTATATATTGATAAATTTCATACTCTGCTTCTACGTCTTGAATATTATACTCACAGTATAGTTTCCATTTCTCTAAATCATGATGCGGATCATTCCAAGTCCTACCACCGTTAGTCTTAGTAGGTTTACAAGGTACTGAGAAATATTGAATTAATCTACTTCCAGTTGTTAATTTCTTCTTATCCTCTGCAATACCTATTGCCTTACCAGTCATTCCTAATCCAGCAGGCAATCCTAAATAAGTAGCGTGCATCATTGTGCACCTCCACTGGGATATATTAGTCTCATATCCAGCTCTATTTAAACAGTACCACTCAAAAGCAGCATTATATGCATGCTTTATGCAATCTGGATTATTTAATAAAGCAACGATATCATCTGGAATTTTCTCACCTTGTTTTAAATCTATCAATTTAACTTCCGAATCATTAAGTTTGTAAGAGAATAGCAAAATTTCAAAATCTTCAGATTGAGCATATTTGTAAGCCCCACATTTAGAAATATTCACACTACTTCGTGTTTCAATGTCAATACTTAAATGTTGCATATAGACCTCCTAAAAATTTAGGGGGGCTAACCCCCCTTAGTAATTTATTAATATTAAAGTGGAAGTCCAGTTATTGGATCTACACCAAATGAACCTTGTTGAGTTGGTTGTTGATACTGCTGTACAGGTTGTGCTTGTTGAGTTGGTTGTTGATACTGCTGTACAGGTTGTGCTTGTTGAATTGGCTGTTGATACTGCTGAACAGGTTGTGCTTGTTGAGGATTAGGGAACGGATTAGGATTTGATGCACCACCTAATGCACTAAATACTTTATCAGCAGACACAGGAGCACCACCTAAGACTTCACCATCTCTAACTTTTTGAATGTGTGTAAGTCCGAACCCTACACCTTTTTTACCTGTGTGCAGATAAGGGAATACATTAATAGCTACGTTCGCATAAACTCCTGAATATATTTCAGATTGATTTAAGATAGGTTGAACATTTTGATCTACAATTTGAGGTTGTCTATCAGCATTTGCACTGGCTGTGAAAACCCAACAACCTTTACATTCATCTCCGAAAGGTGTTCCATCTTGCTTCACTCCATCACCATCATGGATAGGATTAGCAACTACAGGGGGCATTACACCATTCCATTTTTCATTTAATCCTTTTTGAGCCGCTGCTTGAATTGCTGCATCTAATCTTTGCTTACTAGATAAATCACTTTTTGGAAGTAATATAGTTGTGCTATATTTAGGTGGTAAATCTGGATTATTTGAATATGGTTTAAACACATTCACATAACTTAATCTCACGTTTTGAACTACTGCTGTTGTTTCATTTGTCATAATTTTAAAATCTCCTTAATTTCTGTTTTAATTTATTGGTTTAAATATACTTGTTGCTTTTACTGTATCAGTAATCGCAGGTCTTTTATCATTTTCAAATACTAATGTAGGTTTGCCTGTACTTGTGACAACCATTTCACCTACTAAATTATTAAATTGTTCTTTTCCAAGGGCCTTTTCTAGTTTGGCCAGAGTCAACGGTACTTTATCAAAAATTATAGCTTCATCAATACCGCCATCAATTAGCTTCTTAAGTGCCTCATCTTGATTAGTCCAAGAGCGTGAGGTTCTTCCAGCTACTGCTTTTAGTCCCTTAACATCTTCACCAGATAAGCATAAATTTAATGCATAGGCTTTTAAATCGTTAACCCACTTCGCTATGTCTTCACCTCGTGAGATATATTCGAATAGCTTATCTCTAGGAATTTCATTGGGATTTAAGTGTATTTCTGATTCAAGAGATAAATTATTCTCCGCTCTGGCCGAACAAATATCGCGGGCCTTACAGAATTTACAAGCCTTAGCCGATGGAACTAATTCACCATCACCACTTAAAGCCTTGCTTGATTGAACGTTGAAGTAATCGCCCCACAATAACAATTCAGTAAGGTCAACTTCCCAACTTGAATAATTATTTAATCGTGGCTGTACAATATTCATTTCAATTTTTTTGATGTCGTAAATTAAACTAAAAGCGTTGTAAGCTCCAAGTGCATATAAGATTAATTGTTCATTTTTCTCAGCTGAGACAGGAACACCTTTTCCATATTTCAAATCAATAATAGAAAGTGTAGTCCCGTGAATTAAAATACAGTCACAAGTCCCAAATCCTCCAGGCACCCAACTAGAAAAATCTACTCTTTTTTCAATCTCTATATATGGCTTAGATGGAAAGCTTAAAGCTTTTTCTTTTATAAAATCAACATAATTGTCTGTGAACCCATCCATTTCAACTTGATATAATTCATCTTCTTTTATCTTTTTAACTGCTGCATTAAGCTTCCTCTTGCCAAAGCCTTTTGAATCTAAATAATGCTTTAATTTAAGTTCACTTAATTCATGAGCTAATGTTCCTTCCTTTGCATATACAGACTCAGAGTCCGGAATACCCTCCTCCATTTGCACGCTACCAGGACAGGTTGCCCATCTACTTGCACCACTAGCACTAAGCTTTGCGTGAGCCCTTTCTTTGTGATTAATTTCAGTCATTAGATAGCCGCTCCTAATTCTCTTAATCTCAGAGCAAAAGCTCCGTATTGCTCTAGCGGTATTGATGTAAGAGCAGGCGAGTTAAACTCTTCTAACAAGTCTTTTAAAATTTGAATTTTACCTGCTTGAACTAAAGTACTTGATGCACGTTGTAAGTCTTCCAAAGTATAAGTTTTCTCTGCAACAGGTACTGCAGTTTGTACTGGTTGAGTTTGCACAGGCTGTTGAACTGGTACTGCTGTTTGTACTGGTTGTGTTTGTACAGGCTGTTGAATAGGAACTTGAGTCTGTTGAACAGGCACTGTTTGCTGAACAGGAGAATCTTTAAAAGGCTCCACATTAACCGCAACATTCTCAACTTCATTTCCATATTTAGCTATAATTTCATCTAATAAAAGGATATCGTCCTTATTTGTGATTAACACATTTGCATTTACTATTAATTTCATTTTTTAATCTCCTATTTTAAATCTTTTAATAATCTTCTACCTTCTTGAATATACTGAATTTTTATATTGTGATCTGTACATTCTTGAATATTTTCTATAACAACATCAACTAATTTCTTCAAATATCCTCTTCTTGAGAACTCCTCTGAAGAATGGTTATAATCTTTCAAAAATGCTATGCTTTCCAAAGCTGTATATTTACCATCTTCAATTAAAATTTCACCATTATTTTTTAGTTTACTTATAGGCATTCTCATTTTTGAATAAGGAAAGCCTAAATCGTTAACTAAATCATATTTACTGCATCCAGGATTAGTATAAATGTAATTTCTAATCGCTTGAGTTAAATTAACTCCAGTATTCTTTCTCATTCTTAAACTCCTCCATTTCATAAACTTTGTTGTCAAATATAGCTTGTGCTTCTCTAATTTTCCTACGTTCTAAAGAATCGAACACTCCAAAATCAACACAATCAGACATTTTATTGCTTGTGAATCGTAAGTCTTGAATCAAATCAGAATATCGTTTATTTTCCATTTTCACCTTCTCCTAATTTATCAATAAAATCGGATATAACAGACATGAATATCTCTCCTCCATCTATCATTACACAACTTATATTTCTATCTTTTAAAAACTCTTTCTCTTGAGGAGTTAATAGAGAATTTAACTTATCAAATACCGCTATCTCTTCTTCTTTTTCGTTTAACAAATCTTTTCCTTGCTCATCAAGTAATTTAGCTTTATATTCTTTACCTAAAATAGAGCTAAGCAAGAATGTTGATTCTTGAATTATCTTCTTAATATCCGTTGTTGGATTATCGTGTTTTTTACACAATCTAAAATATCTCTTACCAATATTTCCGTACCAAAATGCTTGTTCATGAGTTAAATTCGCATCGTTTAGCAAATCTTTTAATATATATCTTTATCTTCGAATTTCAATTTATATTTAATATATATTTAATATATATTTTTAGATTTTATGTTCCTAATAATATAATATACCTTATTTTACAATATTACCAGATATAACATATATAGAAGGCATAAAAGAATGTTTAGAAGTATATAATAATATAACACATTTAATTATAAACTATGAAATATTTGAAAAATCTAATATGAATTTACATGAAATATTACAATTTCTTATAACCATAAAATCAGATTTTAATTCTAAGCATTTAAATAAATCTAAAAATTTAGAAATAATAATTCTTATTTCTAATGATAATTTAGAACTTAAAGAGAAATTACAATTAATAGATATAAATAAAATTTTTATGAGTTCTAATATAGATTTCATTTTTCTATATAACATTATTTCAAATAATTCTATTAAAAATTTAAATACTTCTAATGATATATATAGCAATGAGGAAAAACTCTTAAACAATCTTATTTCTTTAGAAAATAATAATATTAAAACTAATG